GCCGCCATTCCAGTCGTAGATATAGACAGTTCCCTGATCACTACCGGCTGGGCCGTCCCACGAATACGCCCCTACAGCCAGAACTGAACCATCATTGGATAATGCGCACGAAACGCCAAAATAATCACCCGCCCCTGCGTCGGAGGGGGTGATTGCCCCTCTCTCAATCCAGCTGCTGCCATTCCAGTCGTAGATATAGACAGTTCCCTGATTATCACCCGCCGAGCCGTCCCAAAAATACGCCCCTACAGCCAGAACTGAACCATCAGCGGATAATGCGCACGAAACGCCAAAATAATCACCCGCCCCTGCGTCGGAGGGGGTGAATAGCCCTCTCTCAATCCAGTTGCTACCATTCCAGTCGTAGATATAGACAGTTCCCTGATCACTACCCGCCGGGCCGTCCCAATAAGACGCTCCTACAGCCAGAACCGAAGCATCAGCGGATAATGCGCAGGAAACGCCAAAATAATCACTCGCCCCTGCGTCGGAGGGAGTGATTAACCCTCTCTCAATCCAGCTGCTGCCATTCCAGTCGTAGATATAGACAGTTCCCTGATTATCACCCGCCGAGCCGTCCCAAAAATACGCCCCTACAGCCAGAACTGAACCATCAGCGGATAATGCGCACGAAACGCCAAAATAATCACCCGCCCCTGCGTCGGAGGAAATTAGGTTGCGCATCTCGACGTAGTACGTGCCCGGCACATGCAGCGGCAACCAACCTGCTGAGATGCGTCCGTCCGCACCGGCAATGGGGATTTTGCCGGCGGCTGGGGCGAGGGAGGCGTCGGACGTGTCGAGCTTTAAATCAAAAGCCTCCTGCTGTGCAGTGCTCACGGGTTTGTCAGCATCGGATGTATTATCTACGTTACCGAGGCCGACTTGTGCTTTGGTGTGTTTTGCTTCAGCGGCTCCGTCGATGTGGCTATCGTATGTAGAGTGGTTATACGTGCTTTCGTGCCCCCCGACTGCGCCTGCCGCCGCTCCTGCGGGGTCGTTGCGGGCATCGCGGCTGGTTGGGGCTGGGTGGGTCGTTGTGTGGCTGGATAGATCAAGCCCGGCGTCCCGCACGTTGACATCAGCGACCAGGTTACGCCCCCCCTCATCCCAGTAAATATCCACATGAGCATCAGTGGGCGGTTCAAAGCCGTAGAACTCCCCGGTAGCTGGAACAGTGAACGGGTTAGTCAGGGCTTGCGGATTAGCGCCACCCGTAGTCAATCCGGTAACGAGAGTCTCTGTGCCTGTCAGCCTAACCCAGATGGTATCCCCAGCTTGGGGCATACCAGAGGTTCCTGAGCGTAGTTTAAAAGCCATGCTATTACTCCACAGTAATTGTAATATTAACCGTTGCAGGCTGTCACGGCAAAGTACCAGTCTCCACGGGCGACGGTAAACTGCCCCGCAGCTAATTTGGGTATTTGCTTATGCCGGTGTCGGGATCGTGATCGGATCAACTACGGTGTAGGTCATAGTGTTGCCATCAGTGGCTGTTTGCGGGGTCGCGGCCATATCTTTAACCGATACCAATTTTGCGCCGGTGATCGTGCCGGTTGATACCCACAGAGCGGCGTAACTGGCCGGGCCGATATTGCCACCTGCGGCTGTCCATACTGCGTCGGCACCATCTAAAACGCCGCCTGTTCCGCTGGTGTGAGTCAGGGTGACGGCCTTATCCCCTCTGGTATAACCGTTGCCGGTTGGCAACTCGCCCCGTACACCGGCGGCATATACATCACCAGCGACAAACCCGCCGGTGTCGTCGTGGAGTGTGACCCAATAGTTAAACCCTGCCGCGGCGGCTGCGAGTAAATCCCTAAATCCCGTGCTTGCTGTAAAATCTGCCATTTTAATCTCCTGTGTGTTTTATATGTTTAATCTGATTTGATAATGCCCGACGCAAAGGCCACAAACAGCAGTCCGCCCATAATCATAAGCGCGACAACTCCCTTAAGAGCCGCAGACCGCGAATCGCCATAGACTTTGCTTAACAGTTTTAGCAAACTGCGTGTCTCCTCATCAAAAACGCAGTGGTCAGCTTGCTTCATGGCTTTTGCTATCAGCTCAATGTCTCTGTCTGTTAGTGTTCTCTCCCGGCGTTCATCCATAAGTCCAATCTCCAAACTCTAATCAATTCAATAGCATAAAACCAAAATTGGTCATTCCTCAGGCCCCGTCTCGTTGGCCTTGCTGCGCTTCTTACGCTTTTGCTGCAACAGCCATACGAGGTATTTAGGATCTCCGGGCTTTGCGTATTTTTTTGGCCGGTTGTTTTGGTTCACTTGTCGGCTCCGTGGATTCGTTGATGCGTTTGTTGATCTCAAGTTGGATGTTCAGTTGATCTTTGATGGATTGCATGATTTACCCCGCAGGCTCAAGGACGGTCAGCCGCGCCTCATGGTCGGCGATGGTAACCAGCGCCGCGTCGAGTGCGTCAGACAGTGCTGCAACCTGCGCGGATAGTGCTGCAACCTGCGCGGATAGTGCTTGAATAGTTGTGGCGGGGAGTCCGTTGCTGATTTCTTGTTGTTTTACGAGTGCCGCTTTCAATTCTGCGCTGGTCATAATATTTGTTCCTTTCTTGTCCAGTTGGGAAATGCTTCAGAATGTATTCTATTTGCGATTGCACTTATAGCCATATTGTATTTATTAGCAATCTCTTGGAGGGTTGGAAAGCTTTCACCGTCAACAAAATAAGTGAATGACTTCCTTCTTTTACCCTTTTCCATCTCAATTGCCTGCTTCATTGTAAAGCCTTTTTGGAGCCTTTGTTTAATAAAATCATATTCAACCCCGGCTATTTTGGCAGCCTCGGCGATACTTATTTTTTTACCTTGATATTCTCCAGTTACATTATTTCTCTTGTTGTTTGCCTGTTCAAACCGATCTGACCATCGGCAATTCCCAGGTTCATAATCCCCAAAATTATCAATCCTGTCTATGCTTTGCCCTTCTTCTGGGAAACCCATATCTTCCATAAACGCTTCAAATGAATTTTCCCACCTGGCGCATACCCTTATACCTCTGCCGCCATATCTTTCGTAGCATTTGTTTTTGGGATTGCTGCATCGAGATTTCATGGCGCGCCATATCGTATATAGTCTGCGTTTCTCTTTGTTTGAACTTTTCGACGTGCCGCCATGTGTTAACCGCCCTTTCCCTTTGTTTTTTTTGAGCATTTTTCGCATCTTTTAGTATTGCCAGAGGTTAAATTGGTTACTTCGTACCAACTTATGTCACCGCATGAACATCTGCCCAACCACCCTGATCTTTTTCTGTTTGATCTTGGCGAATCTCTTTTCACCATCTCAATTAAGGTTATCTGCCCAAAAACATCGCCCTCTTTGTACTTTTGCCCTTTTTTCATATCGTGCCCCCTTAAATTTATTTATAATTCTTAGGGGCACGATATATGATTATCCGTTAATTGTCAAGATGAACGGATGACTTATCCATTTGTTACTAAAATAGCCATTGGTATGAGCTTGCGATCGACAACTCGATCCCAGCTTGTAGCGAGGGCCAGCTCAGCCAGATTGAAACCGGTAGCGCTGTCGGCAGGAGTGCCGGTGTGCTGGAAGCCGAACGGATGCAAGATCCAGGTCTTGCGGGTCCAGAGGGTTTCGATACCGCCACCATCGCCCTGTGCGGCTTGGCGCTCGACCTCAACAGGAACATCCGGGGTTCCATCGCCATAGCCGAACGCTCCAGACCCAAACAGGATGGAGGTATACTTTGGCGCGGCGTCAGTACCGAGGGTGCCGCCGGCAGGAGTGTAGGGCATGCCATCGTCAACGATTACCCGTTTGCCGAGGAAAGTCGGGATGGTCATGTTTCCCTGGCTGTCTGGAATGAAGTCGATGTCGTCATTATCAACCATGCGCTTGTAGATCATGGAATGCACGGCGATGGCCTGAGTACCATCGACCCGATCGCCCATTGTGAATGCGGCTGAGGTGAAGTTTTGACGGGTGAAAACGGTATTCGCGGTAATGTCCGCATTGGTCGCACCAGAAGCGTCATAGACCATATCGCTGCCATCGTTCGCCACGTTGTCTGCCATCACGCCGATCGCAGCTGCAATCAAGCGGCGCTGCCACTGGCGCACCCAATAGGTAT